CAAAGAGGAAGAGGTGGAAGACTTGGGGTTGCAATGCAAGGCGGTGGTGGTGGCACAACCAATGTGAATTACACAGGCCCAACATTAAACTTTAATGGTGATGAATATCTTCCTAAGTCTGCTGTGGGTGACATTATTAGTGCTGCTGCTGCTAGAGGAGAATCAAAAACTATTTCTTCACTTAAAAACTCAAGAGGACGTAGAGCGTCACTAGGATTATGACAGTAGTTGCTTAAACTAATTTTATTACTATTACAACTGCTAGTGATACACCCCCAAATGATTTAAGTCCAAATAAATTTCAAAATGGAAGACATACAGCCATAGGAGAGTATCAATATCTTTCTTTTCTTTACCAAGGTGCTGCTCGTAATAGATCAGGAGACAACATGGAGTCTTCTTTAATTCTTGCCAATAATGCAATCAGCATGGGTTATGCAAAGACAGCAGTTGATCAAAAATATCATATTCAAGTAGAAACTTATTTAATGACTGAAGATTTTGAAAAACAATTGGATAGCAATAATCAACCTAGATTGTTAACTTCAGAAACATGGTTAGCTGCTTCATTGTCATACGATCCAACGACAGTTGAAATTTTGCTTAGTAGTGCAATTGATGCGGTTGGAGCAAATGCACCTAACAGAGTCTTAACAACAAGAATGGTAGGCCATTTACCAGTAACAGGGTCTATTCAAAGTCGTTGAAACCAGAATCATTAATTGGACTTCCTTATCGTTTAGGTGCTGATCCTGTAAAACATGGAGCTGGAGATTGTTTATCTTTGTGCAGAACGGTTTTAAAAAGTTACGGTATTAGTTCTCCAGAACCAGAGCGTTCTTGGTATCGAAGATTAAGGAAAAAAGACTATAGTATCTTTACTGAAGAATTAAATCGGTGGGGGGTTGATTCACCCCCTAAACTAGGAGCAATTGGTTTATGCAAATCAGATGATGGTTATGGCATGGCTGTTTTTTGGGAGGATGGATGGCTGAGTTACAGAAAAACATTCGGCGAGTTGGTGGTGAGTTGGTGTCCCTTAGACAACCTCATGGTCGAAGGCTGTTATTACCCTCGGAAGTAGAATTTTGTGAGGTATTAAATTGCACTGAAGATGAGTATTGGGATTTTGTAGATAAGACTGCTGCTTATAACGGACAAAGAAAAGAAGGATATGAATTAATTCCTGATATTAGGAATGAACCAGTTTCTGCTTTTTTGGCTACAAAATCAGCAATTGGTTTAACTTATGGAACTATTATAAATATTGCATTAATTGCGATTGGTTATTTATTAACGCCAAAACCAAAACCTTTAAAAGCTGGTGCAAACGTAAGAGGAGCAGACTCTATTGGTAGCAAGCGTTTTGCGCCACAATTTGCTTTTAATAGTTTACAAGAACTTGCAAACATAGGAGATGTTATTCCTCTCGTTTTTTGTAATCATAAAATAGTTGATGATCCTGAAAATATTGGACAAAAAATGTCTCAAGGTGGAATAAGAGTTAACGGACAATTGTTATGGTCACAATTATTAAGTTTAGGAAAATTGCAACAGTTAAAAGCTTTAGTTTTATTTTCTTCAGGAGATATAGATGGTAAGCCTGATTTCAAAGGTTATGCTATTGGTGACTTATTACTTTCAAGCTATAGCAATAAAAAATTAGATTTATTTTTTAAATCTAATCCTGCAACTTCTCCAGACAACCGAATAACAATTGAAGATAAATATATAGAGTCAGGTATATCAGGAATGGATTATGTCTATAACGATGTTTTTGCAAGTACATGGCCTCTTTCTATAACTGGACAACAACCTGTCTATTCGTTTAGTGGTTCAAGAAATCCAACAACTCAATCTGTTTTTGGTTTGTATAGTCCAATGCCAAATGCAAGTGTAGTAAAACTTTCTTATGAATTAAATTATCCAGTTTCAAAAAGTAGTAATCCAGCTAAAAGAGCTGTTACAACAAAACAAAAAAAAATAAATACATTTTGGCCTGTAAGAGCTGGATTTGTCGAAGGGAATGTCAGTCCTGTTTTAGGCCCATTCCAACAAGGCGAAGAACCAGAACTCACATATAAAGTTTTAAGAACTTCTCATGTACCTGTTGAAGGCACTGATCAAGAATTAGGTTTGTATCCACATGGAACAGAAGATGTTATTTCAATGATTCGTGGAATTAGAGAAAATATTGATGCAAATTTGGCAGTAGGTGAGACATATATGGCAGGAGATGGATTAGTTTCATGCAAAAGAATAGAAACACAAGAAGGTGAAGAAGGTGTTCCTTGGCGACCTACAACATCTCTAAATGGAGTACTACAGTATGCAGGAATAGAACGAGAATATGTTTTTCAAATTGAAGAATTTGGAACAAATTATGATGCTATTGGAACTCCTTTTAGACATCCAGATTCAACTTTAAGGCAACACGAATCTCAACCTCAGTTTCAACCTTGGGATGAAAGTCAACCAGAAATAAATGGAAGAAAAATAAGAAATAAACAAGTAATGACTGATTACTCTTTGCAATATGGTTTTGCATATAGAAACCCTGTTTTACAAAGAGTTGCATTAGGAACAATTACTAATAGTAGATCTTGTGCAATGACAGAAATAGGATTGAAATCAAAAGTTTTTGGCAGTATTAGAGGTGCAAATTTAAATGCAGTTCCAGATAAAGAAGCGTTAGATCAAATGTTTAATGATAAAACTAATTTTCAATTAGGAACAATAGATCATTTCTTAAAAAGATTTTCTTTTTTCTATTTACAAATTAGAAAAGCAGGTACAAATGATGATTGGCAAACTTTAAAAAACACAGGCACAACGGGTAGTAATCATAGTAATTTGTTTTGTGTAAGAGGCAATTCTCCAGAGTTCCAATATAATTATATAAAAATTAGTCATCCTACTCCAAATAGTCAGTTTGAATTTCGGTTTAAGCCTTACCCTGGAAATAATATTCCTATCATGCACTTAGGGCAAAAAGTAAATCTTTTAAATGCTGGAGTAACAAATCAAGAACAAAGAGAAAAACAATTTGAGTCTAATACTCCAAATATAGGGCGATGTATTGTTTCTTTTGCAGGACAGATAGATTTTAAATTAGAAACAAATGAATTATCAAATACAGAATGGAAATTATCATATAACACTGGTACAGGTGCAAACCTTATAGATAGTGGTGGTGTTATAGGTCTTTCTAATTACACTTCAGGAGCTGATGACTTGCAGATTCCTGGTACCCGTGTAACTTTTGAAGTCAACAACCAAAACACAACTCCTAATTTTGAACCTGTAGAATATGAAGTTTTTGAAGATAGAAAACATGTTCAAATGGTTTCTTTAAATAAAGACTTTGATCCTGTTAATGGTAACTGGGCATGGATCGTATATGAAAATGGTGTTGAAGTAGGTGTTGAAGTTCAACCTGCTTTCACGCCTTCAACTGAAATATCAATACAAAGTTTTGATGGAAGTAATACTTACGAAATAGGTCTTCATCCAACTGTAATTAATCATCCAGAAGATCCTTCGATTAGAGTTGATTACTATGAGTTCTCTAAGTCACCTAACCTTACAATGACAGGATCAACATGACCCAAATATTTAACAACGGAGGAGAAATTTTAAATACTGCTACTGATGGAGCTGGTAGTGGATTGACTGTAAATGTATTAATTCGTTGGAATAGTAATTTTGCTTGGGCGGCTGAATGGTCAATTGTTGATGAAGGAGATGGATACAAGACGGGAGATACTATTTCATTTGGAAGACCAAGTGGTTTGCCTAATGCTGCAATCTTTCCTAATGGTGCAATGTTTAATGTTACAGCAATTGAATTACCTGATCTTCTTTCAGATGAAGAAACAACTGAAGACGGAGATACTTTTATTTTAAAAGGAAATCTTAATCAATATGATGCTGTTGCTGATTATGTTCAGTTTCCAGATATGGAAACTAAGAGTCATCAAGACGGCCCAGAACATGAAATAGTATATGTAAACGAGCAGACAGATCCTGGCTACGGAAAAGCTTTATATCCAGAACTGGCAATAGGTGGCATAAGAATTAATAGTGCAAAAGAATGGACTAACTTTACTCAACTATCGGCTTACTTTAAGAAAGGAATTAAAGTTGATGATTTAATAAATGGAGGAGACAAAAAAGCAAGCAATAACTTTGTAGAAATTGCAAATGCGTTGTTAACTGATTCTACTTTAGGAGCAGGAGAACTTATTGGATCAAACGCTGTAGGAGATTTATCAAAAGCAGCTAAATTCTGTGAAAAAAATAATTTTACATGGGATGGGATTATTAGTAATAAAATAAATCTAAGAGATTTTTTGCATGAACATGGAACTTATAATTTATTAGATTTTACTGTTATTGGAGGCAAGTTTAATTTAATTCCTGCTGTTCCACATGACACTGAATACAAGATTCAAAATAATAAAAAAATAGAAGTAAGTGCATTATTTACTGACGGCAACATCAAAGATCTACAAGTTAGCTTTCTAAGTCCAGAAGAAAGACAATTATTTAAAGCTAATGTTTTATATAGAGAAGAAAAAGAAAATGGTTTTGCTGAAACTAGAAGTTTAATAATACGTTTAATTGACGCACAAGGAGGAAGTAGTACTGATCCTCTTGAAACTTATGATTTGTCTGGATTTTGCACAAGTAGAGAACAAGCTAGGATTTATGCTCAATACATTTTAAAATTAAGAAAAGAAATTGATCATGGTTTAAGTTTTAAAACAGCACCTCAATACGTTGTTAATCTGATTCCTGGTGATTATTTTAGATTGGTTTCAGAAGCAACTCACGTTCAGCGTTACGACAACGGCGTTGTCACCAAAGAAGGTCAAGTAATAAGTAAAGATATAATTACTGATACAAATGCAAATATTTATTACTGGGAAGTTGGAACAAGTGTTGAAAAAGTCAAAGAAGCAAATGGCGTTAATTTTGTTACAGGCGCAGGTTTACCTAAAGGCGTTTTATTTACATTAAAAAATGCTGTTACTTCAAATAGAGTCTATAAAGTAGAAACAATTTCATATTCAGAAGACGGTTTGATTGAAGTTTCGGGTAGCCATGCTCCATTAACAAGTACAGGTTCATTAGCTATTCTTGAAGGATGGGATGGTACTCCTCCGTTTAAACATTTTGAGGAAGTTCTTTAATGACAGCAACTTATTTTCCTTCTATATCTCCTACAAGCAGAAGTTACAGACCTGGCGAATATGCTCGTCAAGAATTTGAATCCTTAGATGGAACAAAATCTTATATACGCTATGGCAATAAACGCACCAGTTCTACTTTAGATCTTACGTTTGAGAACATTACTGATCTTCAAGTACTTAGCATTTTATCGAATTATGAATCTGTAAATGAAGGTTGGACAGATACAGAATCAAAGTGGGTTGAATTTATTGATGCTAACAGTGAGAGGAATAAAGTTGTCACCGCAGGAGTTGAGGCAACGTCTTTGCAAGATTTTTATATAGAAAGAACAGAGCTGAAATGGAGATACGATGGCCCTCCTACAGTCAGAAGTACATTTCCAAATAGAAGCACTGTCCAATGTAAATTTGTTGCTTGCCTCGATTCGCCTTAGAATAGAATGACTGTTTAACTTAGGGATTGTTGTGGGCTATTACTCAGGTGCTGATGGTGTAATGAAAGTTGGCTCAACAACTGTTGGTAGAGTCACAACTTTTAGTTTTACATCAAGTCAAGAAACATTAGATGTAACAACGCTTGGAGATAGAGATCGAAAACTCATAGGTGGAACTCGCAGCCTTTCAGGGAGTGCTTCTATTGCTTACTATTCTGCTACTGGAGCCACTTCTGGAGATACGATGGCTTCTACATTAATGAACAATTTAATTAAGACAGGTGGTGCAGCGTCAGACACAGTAACTCTTTCTTTAGGAATTAATGATCATAGCGGTACTTATAAAGACATAACAATGACAGTTGTTTTAACTTCAATTGCTGTGTCAAGCGCACAAGGCGAAATCTTTAGTGCAGACATCTCATTTGAAGCTGCTGATGCTCCTTCAGGATTTGATCTATAAAAATAAATGCCTGTTTATTTAGGAACTGGAGGATTTATTGAATTAAAGCGAACATCTATGGATGCTTCGTTAAATGTGACGTTGGCAGTTTCCGATGTAAATACTTCTCGTAAAAGATTTTCATTTAATTATAAAGTTGGAATAATTATTACTGGAGATAAGATTGATATTGCAAGAACAGATGGAACTGATAACTTAGAACTTGTTTCAGGCCATTCGGCTAGAGATGGCACTTTTTTTGCTCATGTAGATGATATTGGGGGAATACGATTATATGCAAGTCTTGCAGATGCTATTGCAGGAACAACTGTTAACGCACTTGCCTTAGTCACTCCTTCAGAAGAGCAAAGCCTTAGCATTACAGTTAGCAATACTTCTTATAAGCCATTAGCAAGAGTAGAAGAGTATGAGTTCACAACACAACGAGATCAAGTAGAAATTAATCAGTTAGGAGACACATTTAAACGTCAATATGATTCTGGCTTAATTTCAGGCCAAGGTTCAATGACTTGTTTTTGGGAACATAGATATGTTGCAACTGACCATGATTATTCAACTGATCAAGAATTTTCATCTTATTTGGCTCGTTTAATTTTAAGAGTTCAACAAGGTGCAGATTTTTTTGGTCGATTCTTTTTATATAGAGAATCAGTTAATTCAGTAAATAACGCTTGGTATGAATGTGATGCACAGATCACCAGTTGTTCTGTGACTGTCCCTAATGTTGGAATTGTAAAAACTAATATTGAATTTGTTACGTCAGGAGAATTTCAATTAAAAATTGGCTCTACACCTTCAGTATTACTCCAAGAGAGTACTGAATTTATATTGAATGAAGATGGAGATAAAATTTCTTTAGAGGATGATGCAACATAATGTATAAGAGAAGTAAACTGTCCTTAAAGTTCTTGAGTTAAATGGCAGATCTAAAAATTAGTCAGTTGCCTGCTTTAGCTGAAGCAGACTTAGCAGCAACCGATGAACTTGCAGTTGTTGATGGGAGCGCATCAGAAACCAAAAAGATTACAGC